TGGCTTCCATCGCCTCTTCGGTGATGGAGAAGCCCATAGCAATCGTCTCGTGGTTGTAACGAGCAGTCCAGACTTCCTGAGCGTTGTCGTAGGCGATGGCAGAGCCTTCGTTCTTGACGGGGGCAGTGCCGAAGCCAGACAGCTTCAGTTCCTCTTCAAACGAGCGCTCCGAGGTCTCTGTCTCGTAGATAGCCTCGTCCTCGTTCTCGTACTTCTTGTACTCAAGACCGAACAGGGCGTTGAGGCCCGGGAGCAGTTCCTGGAGGAGTTGTGCGCGTGAAATAGCCATTGTTCAGATTCTCCTATTACACGCCAGTCGGGTTCATGTACGAGTGACCGTAGGTCATCGTAACCGACGCATTCGAGCTATTGCTCGAAACGGCGGCGGGCATGTTCCACTTCACAAGGATGTCGGTGTAGGCGTCGCCGACCGAAGAGTCGGGGCCGTCCACGAAGCCGACGATGCGCAGCGGCAGGGTGGCAGTCGTAGCGAGCGAGCCAACGTCAGCCGATGTGTTCGAGTTGCCGGTGGCTGTATCACCCGAGAAGGTGGAAAAGCCAATGTTGGCACCAAGAGCGGTCTGAGCGACAGCGTCGTCCGCCTGAATCTGCATTACCACATCCGGATCGTCAACGACGTAGGCGTATGCGTCGGTGGCGACTGTGCCGGTGGGCCAGTACTGCTTGAAGATTTTGTACTTCAGGTTCGGGTCTGTGTACGTGCAACCGACGAAAACGCCGACCACGCCGGTAGCCGCCACATTGGATGTGCCGGTATCAGCGATTACGACGCCCGAAGCGTTGACAGACACAGGCTGACCGTAGAAGATGTTGGCCGCATACGCATTGTTGATCTTGATCAAACGGGTCGAACCAGCATAGGGCTGACCGCCGATCAGATTCACAGGGCGCAGGCCATACGGCGATGCTGTAGAAGCCATGTTATCTTACCTCATTGTGGGCGAGGTTATCCCCGCCCCTTGCCAAAAGTTACCCGCGTAGAGATCTCCGGACGAACCAGAGGCATTCGCGGATCGTTTTCACGCATGAAGTTGTTCTCCACGGAAGACATCTGGCTCTGCGCATGCTGACGATAATACTCGTCACGCTCGGCCATCGTTTCCTCGGGGGCCTTGCAGAGCAAGAGACCACCAACCTCAATGTTGTCCTTAAAGTCCGACTTGCGGTCCCGAAGGACGGTAATCTCGGGATGCTCTTCAGCCTTCACAGGCTCCCATCCCTGACGGAACTTCGACGAGACGTTCGTGTTATCCGAGTTGTTCATCGTCGATGTGCGGATCCAGCGGTAACGCCATCCATCCGTTTTATCAGGCTCGGGAAGAACTGTGGGCGGTGCCCAAGACTTCTTGCGCGAAGTTGCTTCGCGGGTTTCGCTTTCGCGGGGTGTGCGCTTATCCATTCATGGACCTCAGTTTCTCAGCAGCGTACTGCTCAATTGTCAGCCCGAGGCGCTTAGCGATGGCGACCTCAGACGCGGATAGTTGAACCTTGCGTGGCGGGGTTGTGCTTCTTTTCACTGGAGCTACCACGACGCTCTGCTTCTGGGGAGGGGTCCTGCTATCCTCGTCGTCCTCTTCAGAAGCTATATGCGGATACCGCTTGCGCAGTTCCTTATCGAGCTTCTCCCAATACTCATCCGTCTTGGGATCAACGCGATCAAAAACCACGAGGCGGTCATGGACGTGCCGGGCGAAATCTGTCATCTCCCGGTCGCGGCCAAACCACGTATTCTTTTTCGCCCATGCCAGAGTCTTCTGATCCGGCTGCGGGGGCGGTGTCTGCGGCACATACTGCGGGGCCTCCGGTTCCGGAGGAGCCTCCATCTGCACCGGGCGGAAACCCTTTACCTTGTCCGCCTCGACCGTAAGACGCGCGATACTCTTGTGCGCCTCAACCTGCTTGTCCACATCGCCCGTTTCAACAGCTTCCTTCAGAAGCTTCTGGGCGATCTGCAACTCAGTCTGAACCCGGGTCTCCATCTGGTCGGCGATAAGAGCCTGACCGGAATGGAGCGCCCGCCTCAACTGAGCGTTCTCGTTGTCCCTCCGCTTGACGTAGTCAACGAGGGCCTGCTGCTGGCGCTCTAGCTCTTCCTTGGCACGGCGTTCCTCATGGAACTCGTACTTCAATTTGCTAATGCGCTTCTTGACCTTGTCGCTGTACTGAGCAACCTCGTCCTCGTTCGGGAGGTCGGGCTCGCCAGTACGGCGGGGCCTGTTCTTATCTTCAGGCGGGGTGTCGTCGATCACCTCCACCTGAAGATCCGTCTCCTTACCGGCACCCTTGTCCGGTTCAGGAGACTTAACGGCTTCGACTTCGCCGCTTACCTCAAACTCGTTTTCCTCGCTCATGCCCGCTCGATCCCATCAGGATTTGACAATGTCGCCTCAACAACGTCGTCGTTGATCAGGCGAAATTCCTTGCCGCCAACCTTGAATCGAGTGCCGGAGTAAGCCCGGAACATCACCCAATCCCCCTCTTGGCAGTAAGGCCCCGCTGGGAAGCGGTCGGGGTCTGAAAAACAATCAGGCCCCATGACGAGGACTTGGCCAACGATGCTGGCCGTCTCCTCTTTCGTCTTCAGGACATCAGGCCGGATGATCCCGCCCTTTGTCTTCTCCTCCACCTCCGGAACCGCGATAAGAATCCGGTAGCCCTTGGGCGAAGGAAGCTTGTCAAGAATGTCTTTCGACAGCTTGCTTTCCGAGTACATGCACATTCCTGTGTGTTGCGCCTTGCGGCGTGGTTGCCATCTTGCGATGTAAGCCAATGATACTACACGGAAACGATATACCCAAAATTACTCCGCGTCCCTCTGCCTCTGTTCGAGGTCCAGAATGTCGCGTTCGACCATCGCAAGACCGGATATCATGCCGGTCAGGTGACGATATTCGGCGAAATCCCTCGCCGAACCGAGGGCCAGATCATCCGCCAACTCATTCATCTTGTTGCGGATTTTCTGTTTGATCACGTCAAGCTCAGTCATCAGAAGATTCTCCGAAGAGGTTCGACAGCCTGACCGACCACTTTAGCCGCCTCAAGCGCGATCTTGTCTTCCTTATACTTAGCGTCCGCTGCCGCCTCTGCTGCCTTAACCTTGACAGCTTCCTCCTTGATGCGTAGCTCTTCACGCTGCATAATGGTGAGCGGATCATTTTCCTCCTGCTGCTGCTTCGCCAAAGCCTGCTCCTGATTATGCTGCTGGAGAAGTCGATCAGCGGCGACAGATGCAAGCTTGGCCACATCATTCTGGATATCCGGCGGAAGCTGCTCGCCCTGCTGCGGGAGGCTGACACCAAGCTTCAGTTCAAGCTGGCGACGGTAAGACAGAGCGAAGTGTTCCGCGAGATGCTGCTGCATGGCACCAGCGAACGCCTGAGCGTTCGGGTTCTGGGACATGAACTGCTGGTAAACCGGATCCTGCATGAATGCAGTGTGGACCTTGATGTGGGCATCGTGGTCTTGATCCGGGAACACAGTGATCGGCTTGCCGGTCATGACCGTCATATTCTCTGTGACGGGGTCCATAGACACGGGCGGCTGCTGCGACTGAATGATCAGATCGACGTTCTGCACGTTCAATGCGTGGAGCATCTGCCTGTGAAGAAGCTCCATGTTGTACATATTCGGCGGCGCAGTCTGGGCAAGCTGCATCGCCGCCTGATACTGCATGACCTTCTGCGCCATTGTTGCGGCGTTGGGGTCGGAAACAGGGATAATGTCAACCCGATCATCGAAGTCTTCTGTCCTGCTGAAGTTCTGCTGTTCGGGGTTGTCGGATACGACGTACTCGTACTCAGGCCCCATGTATTCCTTAACCACGTCAGCGATAAGCTGGAACTCGCGGCTGAGCGAATCGTGTACACGCGCCTGAACGGCAGACATGACCTTCATCGAGCGCTCAAGGAGAGCAAGGGTTGTGCCGACGGGAGCCTCGGGGTTTGCATCACCAACATCCATCTCGGCGATAGAACCGATGCGGCGACCCTCATCAACGAGGTTGCCGAGAAGCTGGTAAAGAACGCTTGATGGTTCTTTGTACGGAAGGAATGTGATCGAGTCGCGGATCGAACCGGAGGCAACATCCACATCGCGGAACTCGCCCGGCATGATGGGGTTGTCGTCGCCCTTGATCCTCAGTCCCCGCGCCTTGAGTCCTCCCGGAAGGTTTGACAGAGTGCCAGCGTCAACAAGTTGCCGTAGGATTGACGTAGCACTTTTAGCGATTCCGCCAATAAGGTGAATGAGTCCCGTGCCGTAGAAGCCAAGGCCCGGCAGGTATTGGTAATGAACGAAATACTGCCGCTTCTCAAACTTGTCATCGCCTTCACGCCAATTGCGCCGCACAGAGAGGATCTGGCGGCTGGATTTCTCGATTGTCACGACATACGGAAGCTCGATCCCGTCTTCGTTCTCAAACCCCGGAAGGTCAAGATCAACGCACATCTCAAGGATCGTGTGCCGATTGTCGTCAGAGAATGATGGGGTCTCGCCCTTTACCTTGTCGTACTTCTTCTGCAAGGTGGAGTAGTCCGGAGACGGGGTCGGAATCTCGATGTCCCGGTAGAAACCACTCACCTGTAATTTCCGAAGCTCGTTCGGGTACATTCGCGTTACGTGTGTGTAACGCGGGCAAGCGGCGAGATCTGTTGTGCCGTATGCAACGACGAAGTCCTCCGCAGGCACGAACACGGCTGCGGGGCGGGTCGTCATCTGGTCGTAGTAGACCTTCCGGAAGGCAGAGCCAGCCAGAGGGAGACGGAAGAGAAGCTGCTCCGTTTCGGAACGGTAGTCGCGCATCTTCTCGGTGACGATGAAGTTCATCTCTTCCTGAACGCGGTGGGCCTGCTTCAGGAGTTCGTCGTTGGCCTTTCCAACGATCTTGGTACGGACGGGACCGGAGGCGGGAAAGACCTCCATGATCGTCTGCGCCTGAAATCGAATCACGGCCTCGGTGAGGACTGGATGGTATACGCCGCAAGCGCCCGGCCACGGGATTGTACGATCTTCGATCTTCAGACCCAGAAGATCAAGACCCTGAAGGTATGCCTTCTCCCAATCGGCGCGGGTGTTTACATCGTCCTCAAATGAGGAAATGAGATCCTCGGCGAGCATCCGAAGATCACCCTCGTCCATGATCTCTGCCAGATTGGCGGCATGCTCCTCCGGGGGAGCAAGATCCTCATCTGGGCTGCCGAAGTCAACGGTCACACCACCGTCCTCCATTGGCGTCACATTTGCGCCGAGATCCTCGGGGGGAAGCTCGATGTCGATGTCGAGGGGAGGTGTTTCCGGGGAAATCGGGATGTTCGGCTCAATCATGGTATGTCTTTCTCTTTCGCCCCATTATATCAATAGAACGCCTCTTTGCGGAACTTGGGTATGTGGATCATGTCGTCCTCGTCGGTGGGAATGATGAAGCCTCCCTGCCGAAACCGCATCAGGGCCATCGTAACCGCGTCCACATAGTCGTCGTGGTCGCCGGAAGGGAATGCCGCACATTCTTCAACAACCTCCTCGGCAAACTGGTCATCGGGTGCCCAGACAACGCCAGACGCAAATATGTCGGTGATTGCGTTTACACGCACAATCTTGTCGCCCGTCGCCCGGGTAGGTGTAAACTCTTGGACCGGGATACCGGCATTCCGAAGCTCCGCAATCAGAGGGGCACCCGAAGCCTTCTTTTCCACGATGAACATATCAGGTTTCCAGTCCTTGTAATACTGGACGGTCGCAGCCTTTAGCTCGGGAAACTCAAGCTTGTCCTTCCACGCATCGAGAAGGATAAGGTTTGGGATCGGCTTCCCGGTAGCATTTGGATGGTTAAAAACCCCGAAACAGACGCATGCCGAGTAGTCGGATCGCTCGGTCTTCGAGAAGGCGGTATCCATGGCCACGATAACAGCCTCGCAATGCGGGGCCTTCTCGGATTCCCAGATGTTCCACCAGTCGCGCTTGATGAGCGCACCCTCCTCGGAGGTCGGATCCTGCTGATATTGTGCCGACCACTTGGATATCGGAAGCTCAACTTTAAGTCGCTGAAGCTCGTCAATTGACCAGAATTCTGGCCAGAGAGGTTCGCCAGACGGCATAATCGCAGGAAGCTCAATCACCTCCCACTCACCGGCACCCTCCTTCTTGACGGATGCGTCGATGATCTGGCCGGTCAGATCCCGCTTCGCCCACCGCGTCATGACGATCACGATAGCGCCTCCGGGCTGTAAACGCTGCCGGGGTCCGGAGGAATACCACTCGAAAACCTTGTCGTAGACCGAAACATCAAACTGACCCATCATGGCTTCCTGCTCGGAGTGCGGGTCGTCAATGATCAGAAGGTCGGCACCCTTACCAGTAACGGCACCACCAACGCCGATAGCGAAATACTCGCCACCCTTGTTCGTTGACCAGCGGCCAGCGGCCTTTGAATCTGACTGGAGATTAACTTCTGCAAACACCTTCCGGTAGTCGTCGGATCCGACAAGGTTGCGGACCTTTCGACCGAAGCCCACAGCAAGCTCTGCGGTGTGTGCCGTCTGGATGATCTTCTTCTGGGGATACTTGCCCAGAAACCATGCTGGAAGCAGATAAGAGGCGAATTCAGACTTGGTATGCCGGGGTGGCATGTTGATGATCAGGCGCTTCAGTTCGCCCTTGGCGACCCTCTCAAATGCGTCCGCCATGATCTTGTGATGGCGACCAGATATGAACCCCGGCCACATCAGCTTGACGAAGTCCAAGTAATGCTCTTGAGCGGCCTCCCGGGCCTTCGCCTCGTCCAAAGCACGAAGAAGCCGGAGGATCTCCGGCTTCTCAGATTCGGGTATCTTGTCAATCAGTTCGGCGTAATTCATGCCATGATTATATGGTGCCGAGGGCGAGACTCGAACTCGCGGCCTACCGCTTACAAGGCGGTTGCTCTACCGGCTGAGCTACCTCGGCTCGTACCCCATAAGGCTGTCAACGGCTGCCACCTTGTCTTGGTGGAAGTATTGCAGCTTGTTGAACTGCTTCCGTGAGTGCATCACGGTCGTGTGGTCCTTGCCGACCATCCTGCCAATCTCCGAGAGGGAAACCTCCGGGAAGTACCGCAGAATCGACCATACGAAGTGATGCTTCGCAATTGACGCCGAGTAGTCCTTCCGGTGGGAGGTTATCATGCTTGGCGGCACATCGTATATGTCGGCGAGGGTTTCGATCAGGAACTTTACCGACGCATCAAATGCCTTCGCCTCGGCAGTCATTGAAAGCTCAATAGCCTTGCGCTTGCGGCGCTCAACGGCGTCACTTAGCCGCTGCATGCGTTCCCTTAACTTGTCCTCCGGGGTCTTCTTTTTTATCGTCCAGAACTTCTTCTGGGCGTCCCGAATCTGCTTTGCGTATTCGCAGTCCGCTCTTTCCTCGTCGTTGGTCTGCTCCCAGAAGAACTTACCCTCCAGAGCCTTTACCATCTCCGCTTCCAGATCCCGCACCAATCTTCTCCTCTACTTTTCTCAGCGTGTTGATCAAATGTCCGACAGAGCCTTGGAATCCGTATGTGCCGTAGTGGGTGGTAATCGCCCAAGGGAACAGCCAAATGTCGCCACCGATCTCCCGCCACTTGTGGCAGAAGTAGTAGTCCTCGGAGAGGTAACGCCCGTCGAAGATGCCAGTCCTGAAGTAGGCGAACATCTTCTTCTCAACGCCGCTGAGCACGTCACGCGAGTGATCGGACACATAGGCGTTTTCCGGGAATGCCTCCTCCATCTTCTTGAACACGGACCTCTTGATAAGCATCATGCCTGTCCCGGCTTCCGAGACCCTGACAATCTCCTCCATCTTGGTCTTGTCGTCAAGAGTGGAAAACACGTATTCTCCGACCAGCTTCTCAAGGTATGCCGGTTCTGTAAAGCCAACCTGCACGGCAGATGTGATCACCGGCCAATTGATGTGCTTCTTGGGGTATGGAGAGCAGATGATGTCCTTGTCCTGCGACATCATCATCAGGACATCCTCCGGTCGGAACTGGATGTCGGCGTCGATGAACAGCAGGAACTCGGCATCGCTCTTTGTGAGGAATTCATGCACCAAGCCGTTGCGGGCGCGGTCGATGAGGCTCTCGTTCATCATGAAGCAGTGCTGGAAGACAATACCGTGCTGGTGGCAGGCATCAGACAATTGCAGCATGCTCGAAATATACATCGTGTTGCCGTTGCCGCCATACATCGGGGTTGCGACCATCACGCCCTTACCCTTGAGTTTGCCGACGTTGATTTTCAGTTCGCTCTCAGGAAGCATCATTGGCCCTCGAAATTGAAACCCCGGTTCCGTATTCGCCGTTGTAGGACATAGGTGCGGGGTTCCCCTGTATCCTCCAGCCCAAGGTTTCCATCTGCATCGCGTGGGTCATCGCATCAGAGATGGTCTTGCCCCACACGTAGCGGGTCTCGATCACGAAAGACTTAGGCGCAAACGGCGATGTATTCATAGTTCAGAAAGCCCTTCCGCTTCTGTACGAGGTGGACCTCGTCATTCATGTATGCCGACCAAGCGACCCTCGCAGCCTGCATCGGCCCCGGCAGTTTGTCGGTCGTGCCCCCGTTAATGTAGAAGCGTTCCTTGTCTGCCATCAGCATACCTTCGTAGTAGACGACCTTCTCGCCCTTATTTGCCTTGGAGAGCCAGCGGATCATGGAGTCCCGATCATGCACTTTCAATTTAATGTCCTCATTGCTACGTTTTCAAGAATGTCACACCGCAGACCGGCGACCATGATCTCCAGAAATTCTAGGGCATGGATGTCGCTGTCAAAGGAGTGTAGGTACACACGCTCACCATCGGTCGTGATATACACGACCATTGATTCCTCGATCTTCCCGTCCTCGATATGTTCTATAGCTTCCGTAGGTCCGGGCTTTCTGAACGACTTTTTCGGCATAGGCACTTCTCTTTCTCTTTGTGCCGAGGCCAGCATTGTACAGCAATGCCGTCCGGTACAGGTTTCCCTTGGCGAGTTTATACGCCATCCGCAGGTATATCATGCCGTAGCGGATACCAGTACGACAATCGCTAAGTCCAGAGGGGGTGCCGCGATAACCGATACCCCTTGCTGTTCGGGGTTTGATCTGCATCACGCCGCGCTCACCCTCTCGCCCCACGGCGCTGCACCTAAAGTTACTCTCCAGCTTGGCTATAGCAAGCGCCAGATTCACCGGCACTCCCTGCCTGATTGCCTCCGATCTCACCATGCTCTGCACCGATTCAGCGAACGCAGGTGTGGTGAAGAGAAGCAACCCCGCAAGAAGGAGCGCCCTCAATCCTTGCCCTCCAGAATGCCTCGGATCTCTGCTGCCACAGCAGCACTGTGCCGCAGATGGTGGGTGAGCGTGAGGTTCTCCGTGCGGAGTTCGTCAAGCTCCTTGTACATATTGTTGATCTGATCCAAGCTTCTCACGAGGATGTTGCGCAGCGCTGCGACCTCCTCAGACAGCTTGGCGATCATGCCGCTGTCGTCTTCGATTGATTCACGCATCAGTCGCGTCTCCCTGCTGTCCAGTTTTTCTGCATGCGAACCTCGCGGTTGGGAACACACCAGATCTCGCGGCTCTCGTCAAGGGCAATCACCCAGACAAGATCATGCTCGAAACCATAGTCTATGACCCCGAAGGCATAACCGGAACCCTTCACTGTGTTCATCGGGATTGGCGGATCAAGTCTGGTCATGCTTCACCCTCTGGAATTGGAAGAATGAAGATGTAGCAGTCGTAAAAGCGTGGGTGGTCGGATCTGTCGTCCCAGCCCATTCCCGGCCAAGCATTTATCGCGGCAGCTATGGCTCTGTGCATCGCAAGGGCATCCGGGGCCATCATTGCTTGCCATGCCGCCTTGACGGACTCGGCGGGTATCTGGTCAGGACGAATCACTTGTCACCTCCAGCGCGGCGCGGATCTTGAGCGCTTTGGTGTAAGCACCCCAATCCTCCAAGTCATTTGCAGCCACCTCCAGCGCAGCCCGCAGACGTTCGTTCTCAGCAAATGCTTCCTTGCAATCACTGGAAGTCACTTCAAGAGCCGCCCGCAGGCGCTCATTCTCCTTTTCCAGCACCTGCCAATATTCGTTGTCGGCAAAAACCGCCAAACTCAGGTCTTTACGCAGGCGTTCGATCTCTTCGGCGGCTTGGTTGCACAATTCACCAGCACAGTCGATATCACCATTACAGGGTACGTCATTACGCAAAAGCCATACGATGTCAGTCATGCTTCACCTCCGAAGATACACCCGCTTCGCGGGTTTCTAGCGCGGCGCGGGCTTCTTCCTGAGCGTCAGCCTCCCAGTGATACTTGCCGAATGCAATGCGCTCCAACGCCGCCCGCAGCCGCTCAATTTCGTTGTTGGCATCAATGGTTGCCTTCCCCTGCAAAACCCGAGCCTGTTGAATGTTCTCCAATATTTGACGAAGACGATCAATCTCAGCTTGCATGTTCTCAATTTCTCTCTGGTTGTGTATGTCGCTCATGGTCCCTCTCTTATCCGGAGATTACCACAGGCAGGGGAGAAGGCAAGAAGAAAAACAAAAACCCCGAAAGATTTCTCTTCCGGGGCTGCGCTATACGGTCCTGCGGACCTTCTGGCCTATTACTTGTTGCGGCCCTGCATCTTGGCCTTGAAGGCGGCAAGCTGGGCGGGAGTTGCACCCTTCTTCGGGGGCTGGGCAAATGTCACCTTGCCCTGCTTGGCAAAGAGTCGTCCAAGGCTCGGCATTTTCAGCGACCCCGACTTCTCGCTCATGGCTTTCTTCTGTGCCGCAGCGCGAGTCATCGAACGACCACCAACGCCTTCCTTCTCATACTGACGAGCCTTCATCCGCTGGAAGGCTGTCATCTTGCCAGCAACGCGGGACTTGTCAGAGGCAGCCGCAGGAGGAGGTGCCGGTGCCGCTACTACGGCATTCCCCGTATTTGGTTTGCTCGGGCCGATGGGCTGGTCGTACTTAGTCTTCGGCTTTTTAGGGCCAATCGCCTCGCTGTACTTCTTCCCATAGGGACCCGGCTTTGTCTTGTACTTGCCTGCGACAGCGCCGACCTTCGGGGGCTTGTCAGCAGAGGCGCTGGCCTCAGATGCTCCAACGAGATCATTCCAAACGCCCTCGGCAAACCACCGCTTGCCCTTCGGATAGCCGGGCTTGATGGCGATTGCTTCAAAGACGGATTCAAGTTTGGATTTCTCGGCCATGACACTTCCCTTCGGCACTTTCCCCGATTTTAACATGGGGTGCCGAGAAAAAGAATTGGCGGTCTGCCACCATTTTAAGGGGAATGATATCGGCTCAATAGCTGTGAACTACTGGCCGAAAACCCCACCGGATCTGTGCCCATCAGTGAGAATGGAGATCCGGCTCGGTTAGTCCTCGACAGACAGGCGGGGTAACTAACCCCTTTCGCATTTTGCCGCCAAGCCAGAATGTAGCATACCGGGGTTTTGATGTAAAGGGGGGTCCCAAATTTGAAAAATACCCCCCCGGGGGTGTTTTTTGTTGAATGATTGGAATGATTTAGGGGGTGGGGGGTAAAAAGAGCGGGATGGGTTGTGGGGAATTTTGGGTATTGTTTGTGAGGAATACTATACATACACACGAGACTCCCCGCGCCCGGAAAGGGGGGGTGCCGGGTGGCGGGGGGTGTTCTGGCTTTGTTCCCGTTTTGTTCCCGTTCTGTCCCGGCGTTTACATCTCCCGGCTTCGAGGGGGCTGTGCTCTAATTTGCACTTAACGCAACATGCAATGGTCAAGCCGTCTTAAGCCTTTGTAATCTTTCAAGTAATTCCCGCTCGATACTTGCGGAATCCGCCGATTTATTCTCAATTTCGACCTTGTCAGTGAGCATGCCAGCCATTTTCGCGGCCAGTGCAAGCGCCGCCTGCTGTACGGAAGGCGGCACGCCCTGCCCTTCCGCCAATCGCCAGACGTTCCGCCAGACTCTATCGGCCTGTCTTTCCGTCAACATGCTATGTTTCGCCTTTTTTTCCGCCAATATCTCATCCACCCTTTTAGCAACTTTAGGGTGCTGTGCCAGTTTGCACCCTTCAACGTGGATTGTGGATTGTTTCATATCGGCGGCATTGTATGCGCGGCGGTATGCTTCCGCATTGGTTAATCCATCCGCCAGACCTTGCGCGAATAGTTCCTGCTTGCCTGTCAGCTTGTCAGCTTCCGGCTTGTGGTTCCTTCCCTCGCTTGTCACTAGCTTTAGCTTGGGCTTGTTATCTTCCGTTTCCATGTGCTTTCATCCGCTCAATCGCCGCTTGGGCTTTCCGG